CTCAGATTGTGTTTTCTTATTTGTATAAACTTTTATAACATTGTTGTTATAAGGTTTATAATTTCCATACTAGATTCGGCCGAGACTATTGTCACAGCCGTTTCCGGACTGACAACGTATGATACTGGTAATCATCCAATCACATTATCATGATTGTAGAATACCATTTCGACGTCTTCAGTTATAAGGATTTGTGGAAGAAGGTTTTCGGGTATAGGTTTCACCTCCGATCATACTTTCGAATAATAAGAAGTTACACCTGTCCGTTCAAGCAATCAGGTATTTCAATAATGAATATCCAAGAAAGAATAAATATAAGAGATAAAATCACTAATCGAATCTCCAAATCTGTAATGCTCCCATAATACTAAACAAAAGGGAGATAAGAAAATACAGATGAGAAGTCAGAAAAGGAAATTATCAATCTCATATTTGAACTTAGACATGGGTTCCGCGACAGTTTGCAGAACCTCATCTATATTAGGTCATTCATTAAACCCAATAGGTGACGGCGTACCCGGAAGAGGATCTCACATAAATAAAATGAGAGATATAAGAACAGCAGCCACTATTAGCCTTATCCATTCAAAGTAATCTCTTAGAAAACGACTTCGCTTTATAGATATCCAGTACTTTAGAGGAGGAACAAAAGAAACCTTTTCAGGCTGTTCATCCATACTAACAGTACGAAGGTAGAAATTCGAACCAGGGACTCCTAAATATATATTGAGGAATAACGTCTTGAACCACTTTAAAAGGGGCAGACCATCCTCAGATTTAGGAGAACGTGGGACTAAACTACCTACATTAGCAAGAGTAAGTTGGTAAATTCTTGAGACAGGTCTAATAAACCTCTCCAAGAAATTTACAATAAGAATAAAGTACTTCATAATCACTACAGATACAGCGGTAGGTCCAGAAACAGAATCCAAGTATGAAAACGGGTAAGAATAATCAAAATAATTTGTATATTTTACAAACTTGATTACTCTTAACCTGTGAACATGTGGAGTCTTCTCCTTCTCTAGAGCATATCATTCGCTATACTTCATAACTTTACTCTCTTTACCCATTCAAGCTAATAAGAATCTAAGAGGTGATCATTGTTCAGACAACTCTGTCCAGATCAGGGCCAATAGTGAAGTCGAACCACCGAATCGGGGGTTCTCATAAAGAGAGTCCGCTGTAAGGTTGGGTGCATCTACAACTAGAGGATAATTATGTCCTGAAATTTTAGATGCAACCGATAATCAAATGGCTACCTCCTGACAAAACGTTACCTTCTTGACGTTGAGATCGAGGTCTGTCTTCCTTTTGAGGACATAGTCGAAATCAGGGCAAGAATTAACCAATTCAAGATTCTTACGCAACGATAATACAACGGCATTAAAACCGTCTTTATAATCGCCCATCATGAAACCAGGGTTACTATAGTGTAATCAGGTTTGTATATCACCTAGCTCCATGTGCCATTTACGAACATCAGCAGCAAAGAGACTGTAAGTTAAAGAAGAAGAAAATTCCTTTTCCTTATCAGCTATCTTTATAACTCTCTCCACAATCTTCTTCTTCCTAGAAACCGCCTTATCAATAACACCCCTATACAAATTCCAAATATATTCGATAAGAATAAATTGGTCCTTAATTGGAATAATATACCCTTTTGTAAGGGAATACATGGAAAATCATCTAAGAGGATCTCTATCATCACGTGATAAAAACAAGATAGCGGCCCGAAATTTCGGACCCAAAGCTAAAATGCTCTTATCACGATAGGATCCTAAGAAATGAAATCCGCCTCCAACCAAGTATAATATAGAGGGAACGGAGATGGATCATCTCTCTCTAAAGGTATTAACTGACATCAGGTTCTCACCTAATGCATTAATCTCCTTAAAAGAAAGAGGAGAGACATCATCCTTTTTAAAGATAAAACGTTTCGCAAATTCAAAAGCGTGGGAGGAAATAAGGGACTTGGATAGGTTTATACCTACACCCAGTAAGTCCATTATACGAAGATATTCCTTTGCGACTAACTTATTGCAAATAACAATATCATCACCGAGGACAGCATAATCTCGGAATAAATGCCGATGACCCAGATTTCATCATGCGCGTTGCACAATGAAATGATGAGTCATAGCTAGCATTGCCCAAGAAGATAAAGCCCCCATAGGTTGACCTACTTTATACTTAAGTTTGACATTAATGTCAAATTTCTTACTATAAAGCCAGTACCACCTATCCGTAAGAAGTTTTGCTCAGGCTACGGATTTCGACTTACCAATGGAAGGTCGAAGAATCCGAGACTGAAGATAAACAGGAAGGCGATCGGTAGCGGAACTTAAGTCAAAGCTGAAATACCTCTTATAATTAAATTTATTGATAATATAAAGAGGAGCTAATTGATCAAAAGTTCCGTCCATTGTGATTGGCTTCAAGATGCTGAAAAGGTAGTCGTGTAGTGGACGTAGAGCTCATTGAGTTCAAGCGTCAACCATAGCAAATACCCTCACTTTCCCCGCCGCCTCTTCTTTTAAACCAAGTTTACCAACATAATATGCACTGGGACTGCCGGGTTTTACACCAGCAGTTATACAGTACGATGTGTTGACAGGACCAGGTAAAACTTCAACAGGCGAAGGTGCAGCTTTTAAACCATAAGCAGACATTTTATATAAATAAACCAACATTCGCTCCCCTGTTTCAAACCCCTTTAGATATGTCTCAAGATAGGGCAATACATTAGTTTTAATTAATGCATGCGCTTGTCAAGAGAGTACTGAAGAGGATGTAGAAACAAGAGATCCAGATGTTCCTGGAGCGGACTTAGAAATCGCAATCGGAAGAACGGGCCCTAGCTTAATGCTATGGGCAAAACCCAATTCCCCGCGACTGATAAAACCGTGTACCATATTAAATTGTTTATAAAACCATTCAACAAAGGTCTCTGAAGTAAGAGTACCTACAATTGAGTGCTGCTGTTCTATATTCCGCTTAGAGAAAGAAGAATCCGCATAGATCGTTTCTAATTTTAGTTGGCCGGTAAAAGAAAGAACCCGGTATAACGAAAATAGAGATAATCATAATTGCAGAATTTTCTTATCATTTTGACGGATCCTATTCCTATGAGCTATTGGTATAACTCGAGGTAAACCGCAACCAGTTCTAGAAATCCGGGTCTTTTCAGGCCCCGGATTATATCCAGACACTGATTGCATCAAGGATAGGTGGCATGCTTTTAGAAATAAAACACAACCTTTTAACCCTTGCTTCCTCCTTATATCATGAATCTGACGAATAAAACAATAAATTGTTCTAGTCATCGGAGATCTAATACGGAAGCCCAGTGATTTAACCAATAAAATTATTGGTTTAATCAATGGACGACCACCATTTCTAGTGATCATGTCCGAATAATCGAACTTAAAGAGAGACACAATTTGAGCCGCCTGATTAATTCAGCGACGAAAATTTTGTTTATTCATAAGTATTGATTATGCGGTACCAGCCTCCTCACTTCAAAGTGACCCATCATTGAAGAATAGTCGTCATTAAGTTTTAGCTTAGCGACGACCACTTCACTAATGTTTCACTCCTTTAGCGAGTGACGGCTGACACAGCAATCTCTACCCAAGCTCCCCTTAAGAAAGAATATTCTTCAGTTTCCCTATTGCTAGGGGCTGCAGACACCTTTCTCAAGGTAGGTAGCAGAGCCTTATTATCAGAAACTGATAACCGGCCCATACACCTGCCTTATTAATAATAATAAGGTATATGGCTCAGTTGGGTTCTATTAGAACTCCATCACTCAGATCCCACTATAAGTGGTACCGGGAAATGAAATCCCAAGGGAGAAGTCAAGCACTTCTGACGTAAAGGCATA